CTGGTGCTATGTCCTCTTTAAGGCAGCTGCGTAGGTAGTTACTAGATGCTCTGCGTATGTCATCTAGTGTTAAATCCTCTAGTTGGTATCTCATTTATAGATACCCCGCAAATTCCATTCCTGGTTCATCATAGAACCATTGAAATGATAGGTCTGGGAACATTTCCCTCAACTTACTACATATTGCTTCGGGTGGACTCCATGCTGTACTGAAGTTGATCTCAACTATCTCTGAGTCCTGTTCTTCAACCTCAACTGAACCTGCAATATCCCACTTAGTATCCCAATTAGCAATGTTCCAATCATACCATCTATCATCATTTCTCTTACTTTTTGGAAATTCCGTAGTAACAAATGATACTTCGCCTGTCTTAGGATTTTTGTGTTCAACAACTACTGGTAACTCTCCATCTTCATTTGGAATGTTTTTCCAATCTGGACTTGGAATTATTTTACCAAAAACTGTGTCCTTTGATTCAAAGATGTCCACTACTTTTGAGACTTCTTCTTCGTTACCATAAACTGTAACTCTGTTTCTGCACCAATTTGGCATTTTAACTCCTTTGTGTGTATGTACTAATTATAATCGGTAGTGTTTGAAAATCTACCTATTGTGGACAGTAATCTAACTGTCATACTCAATGTTGCTTTCCAATTCTTGATCGTATAATCTCATTGAAAGTTCTGCATTTGATACGTCATAACCTTCTCTGTTCATAGCGATTTCGATAATGTTCCATATTTTATGAAGTTCATCATCCTCAAGGAATGTTTGAACTGCATAGTAATGTTCTGTATCGTAAGTCATGCTAATACCCCCTCAAGTGATAATTGCATTTCATCAAAAACGTCTTGCTCTTCAACTTCATCTATTACTTCGTTATACTCTCCCCACTCCTCTTGGTAATCATCAAAATCCCAATCTCCATTATTATACAACTGAATAGCGTGTTCCTTGCTTCGTGCATTAATGGTATAAGTACCATATTTTTCAAATTTTACTGTAACCAAAAATGGTTTTTCTGTTGGTAATTCCATTTTCATCAGTTTGACTCCTCCAATAATTCAATAGCATTTTCAAGGACTTCATCAATAGTCATTGATGTTCCATCATTATCTTTAGGTAACTTACCAAAACCGCATAGTTTACCCATTTCTCTAATATCATAGAGATCACATAATAAATCTGAAATGTTCATTAAACTGACTCCTCTAAGTTAACTTCAAATGTGATTTGGAACTGGTCTGTAAAGTCCTGATAATCAATTATATCAACAGGGCAATCGTTTAACCAAGTTTGGAATTTTTCATAATCGGTCATTAGTCTATCTCCTCTGGAAACTGTGATAGATACGCATTAGCAAGATGTGACACGAAAAACCACGCACGTTGACCACTCACTCTATTTTCATTACAGTAGTGTGATACCGCATCTTCAACCAATTCAGATATTTCAACTGCTTGGTTTCTGACTTCTTTGATGTCGTCCATAATAAAAAATCTGTTTACATTTATATAATAGTACCTATCCGACACGAATAGGATTTTTATGTGACACTAATAAAATTGTCACATCAACTAAACTTTATCCATTTAATTGGATTACCCTTAGTTGACTTCCATAAGTAATTTGCACCTATGGATTTAACGAGGGATTCCCCAGTTCTTTTTGCTTCCATAAAATCATCAAATTCCCAGTAATGGGCCTCTTTTGAATAAAAATCAAAAGTGTCAGTTAAAATCCATTTTTTCATAGTTTTGGTAGCCATACTATCATACCTAGAGTTAAAAACAAGCACCTTACAGGCGATTCTGAGAGGAGCAAAAGTGTATCATTTGATACTATTTGAGTTGAATCTCATAATCTATGGATTTGATGCACCAACCAATAGCTGTAGTGATTTCTTCCGTCAAATCATCTTCATCATCAGCTTCCCACACACCAAGTGCTTGGTCACGAATTGAAATCTCCTCATCAAATGTTAGAGGGTCATATCCGTAACATTCATCATCAAAATCAAACTCAATTTCTGTTACATTAAATTTCACGATAAACTCCTATCAAGTACTTTTACATTTTTTTTAAGTGTCTCATCATAGACACGAATTGAGAGTTCCCCATCAGCATCTACAAATCCATTTCGATCAAGTGCATTACCAACTATCTCCCAAATTTGATGGACTTCTTTATCAGTTAGCATTGAACCAATACTATAGTAGTGTGTTCTTTTCATTTCATTACCTCGTCAAATAGATTATTGTAAGTTTGAATGTTCCAACCTTCTTGCTCTGGAATTTCATTTTCATGTCCGAACATCACTAATACTTGTAGCATATGATGTTGTGCATCTGTGACTTTAATTGTTTTCATTAAAATACCTCTGGTTCGGGGTCAATAAGTTCACTCTCTTCTTTAATTTCTACAAATTCAAAGTCATAGAACACATCATCATATTCAGTAGCATCATCATTATAGCTACCTTCATTATATAAATCAATGGCTTCTTGTTCGGTTTCTGCTTCGATAGTAACGTCAGCGTAACCTACATATTTTTCTAGAATAACAAATTTTTTCATAATAAATGATTTGCTTATGTGTTCATTATAATAGAGAAAAACAAGGAATCTACAAAAAGTAGACACCTTGTTAACTGTCACGAGAGCTGTTACTTATTGCTCTCCCATTTGCCATAATCTCCTAAGTCCTCAACGTATATATCATTAACTTGTTCTTTTCCTTCTAATTGTAATAGGTTATACCAATTCCACATATACGGATTTAAGCAATCATTATCATCTATCATTACATCTAAGGTCACTCTATATCTTGTTAACTTCTTGCTTTCTGGGATAGTTTGAGACATGATTACCTCGTAAGTGAATTTAGTAGTTTATTGATACAAATATACTCATTCCACACTATATGTAGCAATTAAAACTTTTTAAGTAATTTCTCTGTTTCTGGGTCAAGTGATTCTTTTACACCAATCCAATCTTCTTGATGATGTTCCATTAACGAATCAAGGTACTCATCTTCACTTTTGTATTGAAAATCGTACTCAAACTCAAATTCCATAGTTGTTATAATAAAGGACGAGAGGAAACAAAACTGAATCAACTGCTTAAGTTCAACTTAAAAGCGTTTTCCTCTGGGTATCCACTACCTTGAAAGTCTTATGTTGATCGGGTTTGTTTCCCCACTATTAATATAAACCATTTCCACGAATAATGCAAGTAATGTGTGCAACTTAACAAACTGGCACACTCACACGAAATCTTCCAAGTTTATAGTGTATTGTGATACACGATTCTGAATTAAATCATTATAAGACTCGTGTAACTCACACCCAATATAATGACGACCTAAAGATTTTGCAACCATACCAGTAGTTCCTGAGCCCATAAAAGGGTCAAGAATTATATCTCCCTTCTGACTACCAGCCTTGATACAAGGTTCAATTAACTCTGGTGGAAATGTAGCAAAATGGGCTCCCTTGTATGGTTTCTTATTTACTGTCCAGACAGACCTTTTATTCTTTGTTGTATTTCCTTTTGTAATTCCAGAATACGATCCTGCTCCGTTTTCTTTGGTTGGTTCTTTGATTGATTCATTATCATAATAGTAGTTTTTACTTTTACTTAATAGAAAAATGTACTCGTGTGATTTTGTGCATCTATCCTTCACACTTTCTGGCATAGGATTTGGTTTATTCCATATTATATCTTGCCTTAAATACCACCCATCTTTTCTTAATGCAAATGCCAGAAGCCAAGGGATTCCAATTAAATCCTTACTTTTATATCCTTCTAGTTTATTGCCACGAACAGGTGTTTTAGTAGGTAAATCTTGACGAGTTTTACTTACTGTTTGTTTAGGATAGTTTCCATCACTACGATAGTTATAATAACTATCTCCTATATTTAACCATAGTGTTCCATCATCAGTTAAGACTTCCCTTACATTTCTAAACACTTCGACTAATTGGTCAACATATTTTTCTGGGGATTCTTCCATACCGATCTGGTTCTCCTCTCCACCATAGTCACGAAGTCCATAATATGGTGGCGAAGTGACACACATTTTTACTGGTTCAGTTATTGTTGAAATTGTTTTTCTGCAATCTCCGAATAGTATTGTATCCTTCATATCCATTTTCTAAACCTTGATATATGCCATCTTGATTGATAATACAATTCATGATTATTGAATTTATAGAGAATAATATCGTCACTAAATTCTCTTACTGCAATGTCAATTACATCACGAGTTTCTAATGATTTACCTGTTTTCTTACAGTATTTTATCACTTTAAAAAAGAACTCTTTAATTGTCATCAATTAAATCCTCTAGTCCTAAAAACTCTTCCATATAATAGTCACAAGTGACTTCATAATACGCAGCTAAAGCTTCAATATCGTTGGCATCAATACCAACTTTTGCGAATAAATCAAGTGTTGAATCGTGCATTGTTTTAACTCATAATGTTTATATTATAGCATAATTAACTACGAACTATGCTAATTGCTGGCTCTCCATCTTTGAATACAGTATCAACAACTGCCTGTACTTTCTTAGATGTACTAATACCAACCTTGTCATATACTGGAATACATACGAGACCAAATTGCTTTGTGATGTCTCCCTTACGAATGACTCGACCAATCGACTGGCTGATACCAATGTAGTCCATTGATCTCAAAAACAATACTGCTTCGAGGCCATTGACATTGATACCTTCTGATAATATACTGTGATGTAAAACTACAAATCTCTTGTCTGTTTTACCCCACGCATTGAGAGTATCAAAAAACTCCTCTCTTGTCACTTTCTGACCATCAATCACACCACCAGTTTTTGATGTGATGTACATATAAGAGTAACCTCTCCACGCTAACTCACTAACAAACTTTGAAAGTGCAATTAGACTTACGATTTGCTTTGTTGATCTTGCACATATCAAAACTTTATCAACATCAACATCATCAATCGTTTCAATAATATGGTCGCAATCTTTCTCATAACCAAATCTACTATCGTCAGTAACATCAATCTTTTTGACCACAACTTTTGGTGGTAAAATGTGACCTTCATCAACTAACTTAGGGGCTGGTACATTACAAATGACCTGACCAAAAATGTCACTATCATTCATACCAACTTTCTTAGGTGTCAAAGAATGTTTTGGTGTTGCTGTAAAGAAATACTTTCTCTGTGCATATATTGAACAATACTCAACTGCTTCGATAAAGTTTTTCTGAACTGAGTTGTGTGCTTCATCAAAGTATATTGTATCAATCTCAATATCAAGTGACTCTGTAATTCTGTGTAGTGAGTGATATGTTGTGAAGATCAACTGATTTCTGATACTGTTGTGATACCAGTTTTCAATCACTTCTGTTTTTGTACTGCTGAAGTGATGAGTCTCTCCACTATGAACGTGCATCACATCTACATTTGTGATATGCTCAAGAAAATCTGCTGATAACTGATTTGCAAGTAAGATACGAGGAGCAACAACAACAATAGTTTTTGATACGCTATTCATACCAAATCTATACTTTGCATCTTCGATCATACACATTGTCTTACCACCACCAGTGGGTACAATAATCTGACCTTTATCGCACTGCTGCATAGCAACAAGTGAATCTAACTGATGTGAACGTAATTTCATCAAAATCTCATTAATACTATTAGTATAACAGTTTAGTTAAGGGTGTGGATATATCTTGTGACACTTTTAAAATTGGAATACTAATAAATTATCCCTCCTCTTTTTTTCTCTAGTAAATCCATTTCTATTTTTATCTCAACCATTTCCGTCAGGTCTTTGACTTCTTGAGACATAGAACGATAACCAGCACCAACAT